AATCTTATCTATGTGCGCGGGTATCTTAAGGATGGCGAACAGGTGTTTGATCAGGTACGCCTAAAGCACACACATAACGACAGTAGTTTTATACTAGATCAAATCCTTGAAACCTGTAATGAAGAAGACCTATCGGAGGACACCAAAAGAAAGTTGTCTATCTTGATGATGAGTGAGGATGATTCTTTTGTTGCGGGGGTCGGCTACAAATACGACGGGGAAATTTACTATGTCTTCGAGTAATGTGGACATGGAAGGTTTCTACCGTGTAGACGTTAACACGTCAGACGGTACTGTATCTGTGGTATGTTATGGACTATGGTGTCTTGACAGTACCGATACCGGGGAGTACAGTGGGGTAGATTCTTTACCCGAGTGGGTGCAGGGGAGAATCGCTGTACTGATGACAGTAGACACTCACGAAGAAGTGGAGGGCATTGGGCGGCGAGTTGCCGAGAACGTGTTCCATGTAATTAAGCCAATAGAAGGTCACAATGACAGATAAACAAAAGAGAGAGGAGCGAGTGGCAGCGGCATTGGAACGTATTGCCACTACGCTTGAGGGTATCCTAGAGATAATCGAGCAGGGGATTGAGGATGAGTGACAAGAACATAGCCCATAAGCAGTTAATAGTAGCGAAGTGCTATAAGTTAGCGTTGCTTGATTGCAGAGATGCCAAGCATAAAGCACATATACATGGTACTGATTACCCATCTCATAAGATTGATGAGGGGGCAATGTACTATTTGGATAGGATCATGAAAGCCGCTAACAGGTGGGAAGAAGCAGAGTCATCAGCAAAGAGTGAGAAGGACTCCTACGAGCGAAACCGATGAGTGAAGGGGGAACTGGTATTAGAATGGGGGCTGCCCAAAACCCTACGCAAGCGCAAGTTCAGGCGTTGTTCGAGTATTGCCCAGAACGTGGGCTTCTCACAAACAGGTTTACACGTAGCCGGTTGTCTCGACACGGGGATCAAGCAGGTTGGTTCACCAAGGCAGGGCGGCAGGTGAGTGTCAACGGAGAAAGCTACGCGGCTAAGAAGATTGTGTGGTTGCACGTTACTGGGGAGTTCCCAAGTGGTGGCTACATCGTTAACAAGAACGGCAACAAACAAGATGATCGGATAGCTAACTTAGAGTTCTTTGCGGGGGAGAAAATAGTTATCCTCTTTGAAAACCCAGACCAACCTACCCAAGAAGAAGTTAGGGAGTACTTCAACTACCATCCCCGTTCTGGACGGATGACATACCGTAAGACGTATGGGCCAACACGTCTGGAAGGTCAGATCATAGGCCGACCTCATATCAAATTCGACGTTTGCGATGTGGGTGCATACCACTACCCTGTTGCACGGTTGGTATGGCTAGGTCATCGAGGTGAGTGGGTACGCAATGAGAGTCGTATCCGAACCTACGTTGAAGAGGACGTGTTAGGTCATAAGAACGGTAACCAAAGAGATAACCGGATCGGGAATCTTGAACGTAGGGTGTTGTCAATCGTTGATGATGAGGAGCGACGACTAGCCCTACTCAAGGTCAATCGCACTGAAATCGCTGGGATCAACTGGGACATAGGGAGGCAGAAGTTCATTGCCCGTATCGTGGTGGATGGTAGAAACATGTTAGTAGGTGGTTACCCTACAGTAGCGACTGCTGAAGCAGCTAGAGTTAAGGCTCTTAAAGAGATTGAAAAGTCAGACAAAGTACTGGCGGGGATAACTGGAAGGTGAAAGGTGTTTACAGGTGCCTCGCTGGACAACACCACTGGAAAGTAGAACACCGGTATAGGTCACGGCATCAGTGGTGTTGACAGTGTATGCAAACGTGTTAGGAGGATAAATCATGGAAATAGTAACCGTCTTATTCCTGTTGAGCGATGGGGTTTGGGTGGCTGTTCAAGAGTACCAGACCCCCCAAGAATGCGGTGAGGCACTAGAGTATGTGATTGCAGGTTATGTTATGGACGGAGGAACTTCACTAGAGGGATTCTGTCAGGCGTTCGAGAAGACCACGAATATTGAAAGGGAAGAAGTCATATGATTACCCGAGCAGATGTTAGGGGTAGGTTAGGAACTTCGGTAAGAACATGGGGGTCTGATAAGTTAAATCTAACCCTTAGACTAAGGAGAGAATCGGCCCTAGGTGAGTTAGATTTTAACGTACCTGATTGGAGGTTGTTGGGAGAACCCATACCCGATTCGGAGATACGTTGGGGGACTTACGAACCAGAACAGGTGGCAGACATTATAGCCCCTGATTACACACTGGAGGACTACTACTGGTTACGTGATGACCCCATACCTGAAGACTTTTTACGTGAAGTGCAGGGGGGCGCTGGGTGGCGGTGGGCTAGGAGACCGAAGAAGAAGCAGAAGAAGAAGGAGGAGGAGGAGGAGGAGGAGGTAAGTAGCCCCTCTGCCCCTACCGGGATAGCAGCCTTAATCAACGGGAGAAAAGGATGACACCAGAAGTAAAAGTTAAACGGAAAGTTACGGCACAGCTTAAAGAGTTAGGGTGCTACTACTTCTTCCCAGCGACAGGAGGGTATGGCAAGTCAGGCGTACCGGACATAGTTGGCTGCTACAACGGTAGGTTTTTCGGTATCGAGTGCAAGGCAGGTAAGAACAAGCCAACAGCACTACAGGAAAAGAACCTAGCCGACATAGTCAAGGCGGTAGGTATCGCGTTAGTTGTGAACGAAGAGAACATGAATGACATTAACGAGTTACTAGGTGCCCCCGTAAAGAACCCCAACCAATTAGAATTAGACTTTGGAGTATAGATGACTGAAGAAGAGAGAAGTTACTACGAACATAACGATCTACCCCCTAAACCGTTACCAGTAAGCAGGGCAACCATCCTCGACACTGCCAAGCAGTATGTAACACAGGATAGGCAGAACACGCACGGCAAACCAGAAGATAGCTTTGCTAGGATTGCCACTTACTGGAGTGTATATCTTGAGGGGGAGGTAACCTCAAAAGACGTTGCTATTATGATGACCCTGTTGAAGATCGCTAGGCTAGATGAGAACCCAACCAACGCTGACAACTGGATCGACGCGTGTGGGTACCTTGCGTGTGGTGGTGAAATAATCAGAAGTGAGGTGCCTAGATGACTGTGGAATATAAACCGAAACATGAGGGGACAACTCATATTGGCCCTGAAGGAGAAGAGTTTAGGGTAGGGGCTAAAGGACTTTTGTACCGTTGGTTGGATAAGGGGTGGCGTAATTCCACTTATGACAAGAGACGTTTGATCACGCTCAAAGAGTTTACAGAAAGGCGAGGGACGAAGCGGTTTATTACTGAGTTTAGGAAATACGCGTAATGGATTTGATTACACTAGACTTTGAGACGTACTACGACAAAGATTTCTCACTGCGGAAGTTAACCACTGAGGAGTACATCCGATCCTTAGAATTTGAGGTTATCGGTGTAGGAGTCAAGGTAAACAATGGCCCCACCGAATGGGCGAGTGGGACTTACGAACAGATGAAGAGGTACTTGGATGATTTCGATTGGGAAAACAGTTCTCTACTATGCCATAACACTATGTTTGACGGTGCTATACTCAATTGGATTTATGATATTCGCCCTTGCATTTACCTTGACACTCTTTGCATTGCTAGGGCTTTACATGGGGTGGAGGTCGGAGGCAGTCTTAAGGCACTGGCGACACGGTATGGGATCGGAGAGAAAGGTACAGCAGTTGCCGATGCGGTAGGCGTACACCGTTGGGAGTTTACAGATGAGGCGTTAGACCTTTACGGCGACTACTGCATCAACGATGTTGAGTTAACTTACGAACTATTCGGACTTATGGGTAACGCGTTTCCACGTACTGAGCTAAAGATTATAGACCTGACCCTACGGATGTTCATCGAACCGATCCTTGAACTAGATGTACCCCTATTAACGGAGCATCTTGAAGATACTAAAAACCTTAAAGAACAATTGCTTACTGATGCAGGGGTTACCAAGAAAGACCTTATGAGCAACGCAAAATTCGCTGGGTTATTGGAAGACTTAGGAGTTATGGTTCCAATGAAGGTAAGCCCAACAACGGGGAAAGATACGTTTGCGTTTGCCAAAACAGATCAGGGGTTCATAGATTTGTTGGATCACGATGACATTACGGTGCATATGCTGGCTAACGCACGACTAGGTAACAAGTCTACGCTAGAAGAAACACGTACCCAAAGGTTTATCTCTATCGCTGAACGTGGGGAACAAGGTAAAGCGTGGCTCCCTGTACCTATAAAATACTACGCTGCCCACACGGGGCGGTTCGGCGGGGATGACAAGATCAACCTGCAAAACCTACCTAGCCGTGGGGCAAATGGTAAGAAGTTAAAGCGTAGTATGGTAGCCCCCCAAGGCCATGTAGTGATTGATTGTGACTCTAGCCAGATTGAGGCGCGGGTACTCGCATGGCTGGCAGGGCAAGATGACTTAACCCAAGCATTTGCAGAGGGTAAAGACGTTTACAAGCAGATGGCAATGTCTATCTACAATATCGAGGATGAGGAAGCTATCACAAAGCCCCAGCGGTTTGTTGGTAAGACAACCATACTGGGTTGCGGATATGGGATGGGGGCTAACCGATTTGTAGATCAGCTTAAGACGTTCGACTTTGAAATGGGTATTGATGAAGCCCGGAGAGTTATTAAAGTTTACCGTGAAACGTATTTCCATATCGTACGTCTATGGAGCGATGCGGGTTTTACTATTGAGAACTTAGTGGACGGTAGTGTTACGGAGATAGGGCGTGAAGGTGTGTTGAAGGTATGTCCCGAACTATCTGCTATCGAGTTACCCTCTGGATTGTTGATGAGGTACGACGATCTACAATGCAATCCAGTTAAGGTTGAGAATGAACGACCTGAGTATACTTATAAAACCCGTAAAGGCCGAACGAGAATCTATGGTGGGAAGCTGATAGAGAATGTATGTCAAGCTATCGCACGTTGTATTATTGCCGAGCAGATGTTAAAAATTAGTAAGCGGTATAAGGTAGTCCTGACAGTACACGACTCTGTTGCGTGCTGTGTACCCACAGAACAGGGAGTAGAAGCCCGTGCATATATGGAGAAGTGTATGCGTTGGTTACCTGCATGGGCTGATGGATTACCTATCGACTGCGAGTCTGGTACAGGATTATCTTATGGAGACTGCGAATGAGTCATAAGCGTCCAAGAGCGGATGTGATTAACTTCTTAGAGCGTAAAGCGGAGTACGCGGAACGTAAGTTTGTAAGTACTGTTAGGTTACCCCCGCTGGATCAAGAAGCTATAACTACTAGTGATGTAGGGATACTTAAGATGCGGAACAAAATACTAGTAGTGATTACACAAAGTGATTACGGGGATAACCCCCCTCGCGTTGACACTGTGACGTTTGGTGTAGATGAGTTATCAGATGTAATAGAAACACTGACTGACGCTTATGAGTTTGTAACCAAAAGGGATGGAGAAGAACCATGAAAGAAGTATGTGAGACCTGCGGGGCAAAGTTAGTTGAGTACAAACACGGTCTCTCGAAAGGTCTATGCCGATCTCTTATCCAAGTAGCCGTAGCCTTTAAGGATACCAAGGCTCACGAAATAAAAGAGATGGGGCTTGACTATAACCATCGGTGCAACTTCCAGAAACTTAAATACTGGGGGTTAGTCGAGAAGGTTGGAGAGCAGACGGGTAAGGGAGGACTATGGCGAATAACAGAAGACGGGAAAGATTTTGTCCAAGGAAAAATATCGGTACCAAAATTCGTATGGACGTATCGCGGCAAAGTTGAGAGATACGATGGTGACCATATTACTATTTTTGATGTCTCAGATGGGTGGAAATTCAGATCACAATACGCCAAAGAAAGTAAGGTAAGAGAGGGTGAATTAAGATGAGTATATCCCCGTGGTCATTCAGTAAGTTAAAGTCATTTGAGCAATGCCCTAGGCAGTTCCAACACCTTAAGATTCTTAAGACTTACAAAGAGAGTGAGTCAGAGGCTATGCTTTACGGCACCGCTTTCCATACCGCTGCTGAAGAATACATCCAAGATGAGACCCCTATACCCCCACAGTTTGCCTATGCAAAAGATGCACTGGATAACCTCAATGCAA